GCATTTGGTCTAAGATGTCTGGAGCAATTTCGTACATTGAACGTAAAGTATCTAATGCAGTGCAATCAGCTAATGTGCTTGCAATCGCTACTCTCTTAACATCATAAGCATTTGCGCCTGCAATTAAGCGAGCCCAGATACCAGTACATGAAGCTAATGTGTCATTTGTTGAGTTCTCATCGCCAAACCATGCAATATCGTAAACGTCTAAACGCACTGCGTTTGTTACTTTGTCGATAATGTAGTTTTCAACGATTGTACCCTCTAAGTTTTGAGCCTCGTTACCAGTTCTCAAATACTCTTCCATGAAAGTGTTTTTCAAGTTCTTAGCACACTGGTCTAAGTTAACTTTCAAATCACAAACCTCAATAAATTTCTCAGTGATGTCAACAACATCGCCTGCATTATCACGACCGCAACCAACCGATGGACGTACAACGCCAGATAAAATTGTGTCTAATGCTAATTGTCTTTTAGACTTAATGTCCAAAATGATTCTGAATTCGTTTTGTAACTCTGGAGTTAAAAACGTTGGTTTTATTAAAACCTCGTTAGCTTGTTGCCCTGCCCAACTAACGTTAATGTCTAATACATCTGCCATTTTCTTGTTGTTTTATTTTTTATTTAATTAATATTGTTTTTTAATGTTTGCTGCTACAATGTCAAATGGCGAAACTTTAACTTCTGCCTTTGCTGCTGCTGCGTTTACTACTTTAGTCTCAGCCGTTTCAACTAATGACTTTAATGCTTTGAACTCTTTGTCCATTTTTGCTTTGAATGCTGCGCTTGCAGTTTCAATAGTTGCTTTCTCAGCTTTTAATGCAGTGATTTCAGCATTTAATAACTCAACTTGTGCCGTTAAAACTTCAGTTTGATTATCTTCGATTTCAACTTCAACCTCACGAATCTCAACGATTACGCCTGCTGCGTCAACTAAGATAATTTTGCCAGTTGCTAAAGCATGCTCGCCCTCTGGTGCAAAAGTTGTCATGGTTTCGTCTGTGTAAACTGGTTTCCCAACTTCTAACTCGCCGTCTCCATAAAGAATTGTAATTCCGTCTGCCAATGGCTCAACGAAATTTGTTGGCTCTGTGCCAGTCAATGCCTCTTCAATAGCCTTGAAAGCAGAGGCAATTTTGTTTTTGAAATTTGTATCCATTTTTATTTTATCGTTAAATTTTCCGAATGCTGCAATTGGCATCCTTACCGCATCCACGAATCCAAGTTCTTTTGCTTGTTGTGGTGTCATGTAAGTTGTTTTGTCCATCATTGCCATGATGTCTTCAATTGATTTGTTTGTTTTCTTAGCGTAATTCTGAGCAAGGATTGTGTCGATTTGCGACAAAGCCTCTGCCGTTGACTTAATTTCGTTTGCAGTTCCCTGCGCTCCGCCACTTGCATTGTGAATCATGTATTGAGCAGTCTCAGACATTTCCACATAAGATGCCGCAGATGCAATTAGAGTTGCAATTGAGCCACAAAACCCATGAATGTAAGCGGTGATTTTTAGCCCTGCGTCCTGCAAGTCATTGTAAATAGAAAAACCCTCGTAAACGCTGCCGCCACGTGAGTTAATAATCAATCGAATTTCTTTTGACCCCTGATTTTGAGCCTTTGCAATTTCTGCTCTGACATAGTCAGCCGACAATTCACCTTTGTCAGTTCCAATGTCTTTATTTATTAGCAAATTGTAAATTTCCATGTTAACAAAGTTAGCGGAAATAGAAATATGCTTTTTGTAAACTTTTTACAATTAGATTTTCTTTACAATATAGATGACAGAATGAATCGACTTGCAATATTTCTCTGCTAAGTCAGCATAAATAATCATTTTGCTTTTTTTATTTTTAATCACTTGCTCTTCATATTCGCAACGGATTAAATATCGCTCCATGTCGCCAGTTGTTAGCGCACATTTCTCAGCTAAATGATAGGCAACATTGTTGCAATCCCCGAACGTTGTGTCGATTCTGGTGTAAAATTCCTTTTCAATGTTCATTTACCTTGTCCTCTATATTTTTTAACTTGTTTATTTTTTGCTTTCGCTGCTCTGCCAGTCTTTCGTTTCCCGAAATTTACTTTGATTTTTTGTGCCGTTGCTTTTGCCTTTGCCATTATAATGATGTACTTGTTTCTATAACTCTAAGTCTGTTTTGAACTTCTGTTATTTCGGTTGCGCTTACTACTAATTGCAAACCTTTCAATGCCTCTGCAATATTTATACTGCTATCAATCGCAGCGTCTGGAGTTACCATCCCGCCGTTAGCAAAGCCGGGCACTCCAATGCGCTTAAATGTATTTGAGCCACCTAAAGCCGCTTGTTGTCTTTGGTTTAAAATAACCTCTCCAGTTTTGATTGTTGCTAATAAATTATCGCCATTTTTTCTGCGAATAGGCATTCCCATTCCAGAGCCAATTCGAGTCCCAGATAAACCGCCATTTGCAAAGCCCTCAACAAATCCGCCCTCAGCGAATTGTGGCACTTCTACGGCTCTAATCTCTCGCACCCTTTGGTAACCTTGCAACAAAGCAATTCCCGCATTTATAGGCGCTAAAATTGAGCCGACAAAAGGGATTTTAGATGTTGACTCATAAATATTTTGCGCAGATGTCAACGTGCTTATAATTGTCGCAGCGATTGCCAATGCTTTCCCCTCTTTTGTGTTTTCTCCTAATATTTTAGATAATGCCATGAACGATTGGCCAACCGATGTCAACGCCTCAATTCTGGCTTTTGCAGTGTCTTGTTCAATCTTAACAATTGCAGCATTATTTTTTGCAATCTCAACTTTCTTTTGCTCTTCTGTTTTCTTTGTATCTGCTAATATTATAGCATTTTGATTTTGTAGTATAGCAATTTCGGCTGCATTTTTATCCTCTAAATTAGTTGCCTCAATTTGTGCAAGTTCTAATTCGTATTGCAATTTTTGCTCATCTAATTGCTTTTGTTTCTCATCATTGGCAATTTTATTGTCAGTAACTAAATTTTGATTGGCAATCTTTAGCGCAGTAATCTGGTCATCATAAGCACCAGTTATTCCATTAAATTCCTCAAGTCGAGCAATTTCCTCGTTGTTTCTATCTATCTGCGATTGTTTTAAAGCGTCATCATATTGCTTTCTGGTTTTTAATCCATTTGCAAACTCTTCTTTTAAATTAGCCTCAAATTGTGAGCGATTAAGTTCATTAATTGTCTTTTGATTATTAAAAGCGTCAACTCTGGCTTTTTGCTCGGCATTTAGTTGCTCAGTTACTTTTTTAGTAAAGTCTTCGAGTTGTTTTGCTGCCTTAGCTATTGCCTTTTCCTCGTCTGCTCTTTGCTTTTCTAATCTGGCTTTATTTTTTTCGGCTAATTTTTGTCGCTCTTCGTTTTCTGTTTGGATTAATAGGTTTTTTCTATTCGTGATTTTTTCTTGTAAATCCGCACTCGATGACGAAATGTTAATTAAGTTCTTTTCGGCTTCGGCCGCTTTGTTTCTAAGTTCGTCATTCGCTTGAAAATTCTTTTCAGCTATTTTTAATTGCGATTGTGCAATTCTAAAACTTTCTTTAGCTATTGCCAAAGACTCTTCAAAGTTCTTTTTTTCAATTCTTGACGCTTGGTCTAAAAATGCCAATCTTTCTTGCTCAGTTTTTGTTCTATCTTTAGACTGAATAATTAAATTTTTAATCTTAGCCTCACTTTTTGCAGACTCAATTCCAAATGCTCGTTCTCTATCTTCAAGTTCTTGTATTGCTTCGGCCAATTGATAGGACTCACTTGCTGCGCTCGATACGCCATCCATAAATCCAGAGAAATCCAATGTCAATAATTTAGTAATATTACCTAAAGCGGCAGTAACCGCACCTTGTATGCCCGCTAATGACCTTTCAAAGAAATCGAATACTGGTTCAAACTTTTGCAATACTGAGAATAGACTTGTAAACGCTAATAAAATGACTCCAATTGGATTCGTTAAAATCATTTTAAATAAAGAGCCGAGACCAGTTCCAAAAACTTTAATGCCATCGGCTGCGCCTGCAAATGCCTCTTTGTAGTTACCCACATTTCGAACATTGTTTCCGACCGCAGATTCCTGCGCTTTTAGTGTATCGGTTAAATTTTTAAGTCTATCGGTCTGCTCTTTGGTTGGCTTTGCAAGTCTAATGTATTCCGCATTCAATTCCTTTAGCAACTCACGATTTTGTTTGATTGAGTTGTTATTAAAATTGGTTGTGTCTGTGTTTGCTTTCTCGGCATTCGATAATTCGCCAATAGACTTTTCGTTCAACTTGTATTGACCCTCTAATGCTTTTAACTGGGCATTATTATCCCTGAAAGCCTTTTGGTTTTCTTTAGTTGAAACATCTAATTTTGATTGCTCCTCTCGCAAGTCAGAAATTCTTTTTTTGATTTCCTCTTGATTTTTCTGGAGTTCGCCGAATTGAATATCGACATTATATACTATTGACTTTTCGTCTGCCATTTCCTTTGTTTAAATGGCGGCCGTTTCCCGACCGCCGTTAAATTACTCTTTTTCCAATCCTAATTCTGCAATCACAATGTCAGAAACATAACTATTGTCAGTTCCCCAGTTTGCAAATTGCTCTTCAGTTAATGCAATGTTTCCCTCTGCTAATTGTTTGCCATCCGCATCGCATAGCTTGTAATAAGTTGAGCAAGTTGTTGCATTGGTCTGGAATGGTAAAACTAAAACATCAATCTGTGTGATAGTTCCTAAAACTCCAATACTACTTGGTTTCAATTGAATCATCTTTTTTGTCTGTTAGATTTAAAACTTCTTTTAATTTCATTAATGCTTGTGCAATCGTTGCCGACTCTTCTAAATTAAAGCATCCCTTTTTGTTTGCGATATCAAGTCCTTGACCTACTATCGAATATATTTGTTCGTTGTTCATTTTGCTAAATTAATACTTTTTTTAGGTAGTTGCTAATAAATAATAAGTTGTTCCACCTATTACTACCGTTACTTTATGTGTACTTGCTACCGCTACTGCTGCTGCAACTGGATTACCTATATTTACTTGACCACTAAAGGTTGCTGCACCACTTGTAGCCATTTTAAATAATGTGCCACCATTATAAATTTCAAAGTCAGTAACCGTTCCAATATTTTGACCTACTCTCCAAGTTGTAGCAGTTGATGTAAAAAATAATTCAGCATTTTGTCCTGCACTTGTACTTTGAATTGTTAAACCTGCAGATGTGCCAAATACTCTACCAGTACCATTTACATTTAATTTGTAGCCTGCATCTGTGGTTGTGCCGATTAGGACATTACCGCCTGCTTTTATACGCATTCTTTCTGTGCTATTAGTTAAAACTAATAAATCAGCGTTTTTTTCTTGGTTTATAAAAACATTTTGATTTTCAAAACCTGATGAATGAATACCAATATATAAACCACTTGCTCCATTATTAGGTAACATTCTTAATCCAACTAATGCACCATCACTTGTAGCAGTATTTTGTAAAATTAAGGTTGGGCTGTAATCAGTTATACTATTAACTACTTTTAATTTAGAATCAGGAGCAGTTGTGCCTATTCCGACATTACCCGCAGATGTGATACGCATTCTTTCGGTATTTGAGCCACCCGTATTAAATGTTAAAAAATCTGAACTATGGTTATAAGCTATTGAACCCGAAGGTGTTCCAGTATTTGCATCTGCAAAATCTATATAACTCAAACGAGTTGCACCTGCTTTTATTCTCATTCCAGAATCATCTGGTGTAGATATTAAAAGTTCTCCACTTAACCTTGCTGTACCATTTACATCTAACTTGTAGCCTGCATCTGTGGTTGTGCCGATTAGGACATTACCACCAGATGTGATACGCATTCTTTCGGTATCATTTGTATCGAATCTTAAATAACCACTTGCCCCAGTTACTCCAACTAATTGAGCGCTTCTATCACCCCATCCAATTGCTGAAGATGAATTTACAATTATATTACCACCCGAAACGTGTAGTTTTTCTGTTGGAGTAGTAGTTCCTATCCCTACATTACCCGAAGTATTAATATTTAAAGCATCACTTGTCCCATTATAAATACGGAATATGTTTCCTGTGTTATAAATTTGAAAATCTGTTTGACTGCTTCTTGACCCAACAACAATAGAACCATAAGCAGATGTTTCTAATCTTAATTGACCATAACTTGATACATTCCCAGTTGCCGTTACCGAAGAAGCAAAAGTTGCTGCACCCGTTGCCCTTGCAAATGATAATGGAGCATCAATAAAAGTTCCCGCATCATTGTATCTTCTTATTGCTAAATCTGCTCCCGCATTTGCGCCACTTTCAGTTCCATCCACACGAAATGCCCATCGAGGCAAATTCCCACTTCTAAATGAAAAGATTTTTGCAATTGAAGCATTTGCAGACATGATAAAACGATTAATTGCGGTTGTCGTTTCAATACCTACATTTGTCCCATCATCATAAATTTTGCTATCACCAATTGTTGAAGATGCCGTAAACTTGGTAATTTGGTTAATCGTTCCAGACCCCTCAACGCCAGACGCATTGCCCAGATTTGCAATATCTTGCGCAGTTATTTGTTTGGTTGTGCCAGTTTGCACAATAGGGACTATTTCGAGTCCCGTTAAAGCACTACCCGCAGGCAGTTGACTAATTTTTTTCTTTGCCATTTTTTTATATTATTATGTCGTTATTGTTTTCAGTTATTATATCTTCTAAAATTTCAGTGTCTAAATATGTGAACTCTTCAACTGGCTCAATTGCTCCAAATGTGTCTGGTGTCCTCTCTAAGACGCCAACGTTTATTAATTCAACCTTTGTCAGACCTAATGAATTTGGATTGTAATCAATGATTCTGTTAAGCCTAAAAATTGCGCTAAAATACGAAATATACCAGAGTTCTGAAAAATCCAATTCAGTAATATCTTTACTACTGAGTTTAAAATATGCCGTAACTTGCGCAGAGACCGAAAGCGAGTCAATTGCTTGCTTGTAATATCTGTCAATTAAATTGCCTTGCGTCATCGTTACAATGTCTGGCGTTGAAAAACTTAGATTCATGTTATATGAATCAATCCCAGTTTCATTATATAATTGTTTCTGGAAATAGCACAATGGTAAATTGCCAACATTGCCAACATTCTCAATGTATATCTGGCTAAATGCCCCATCCGATAAAGTGTCAATTGTAACCAGTCCGCCATTTATTAAAATTCTCGGTTCTTTTTGCGTGTTTTTAATTGTTGGTTCAGCCGCATCTAACATCGTTGTGATATTTATATAATTTGGCGAGTCTCCTTTAAAAGATTTTTCAATAATAGTCGGACAAAATCCAACCTCTCCAATCAATGATGCGTCTCCTTGCTTTGTTAAATAGTATTGTCCATCGCCAAACTTGTAAGGTTGCTGATATGTTTGTTTTAAGTCATAACGAATGCTCCAAAAGTCATTATCGTCATGCTTATATCTAAAATCATATTTGCGACTAAAGTTTGTCGGCTGATAATTGATAATCGGAGCAGGCGTCAAACTTAATTTCTGGCTAAAATCTTTTTGTCTGTTATTCTGATAATATTGGTCGTAAGTAAAAATTTCGACCACGCCAGTATTGTCATTCACAAACACAATCCAATTAAACATCTTATAGCACCATTGAAACAAATCAATTTGCTTTATTGGCGGCAAGTTTGGTGCAATTTCAGCCGTTTCGCCATAAACAATATTCAAAATATCGTCTGCATTTCTTTGCTTTGGACGCACGATAAACCTACAATCATAAATTTCCAATGCTCCAGTTGCAAAAGGCCTAACAATGTTTAGTCTAAATTTTTCAGTGTCAGCAATAAAGCCAGTTGCAAACAAACTAAAATCAACTCCAAATTGAGAATTCAATCTGTTTGGAAATGTTTTTGAATCAATTGAGCGCCAATCGCCCAAAGCATTGTCGAATTGTTCTAAACTGGCAACAAAATTCCACCCCACTGGATATGTGTCGCTCGGCGTTTTATATTTAACACTTATTAAAACTTCAAATCTTTGATTTCCATTTGCAGTGTACTCATCCACGCTCCATTGACTTAGATTATCGTTTATTGTAATCGGAAATGGAATAATATTGTCTCCAGTTGCAGAAACAGAATAGGCAGTGTTTGCCCTTGTGCCATAAAAACCAAAATTGGTTGTTAAAAAGTCATCTGAATGGATAAACTGCGCATTGCTAAATGGAATTAATAATTTGCTTGTATTATAGTCATCAAAAAACGTGGTGCTTAATGTATAGCCATTGTCGTTGCAAATCTGTTTAATTGCACGCTTTAAATATAGCGCAGGATATAAATCTGTTAATTTTATTGGCGGAGTTTCGCCCCCACTCAATGGGTCTAATGTTTGGAATTGACCATAATCAATTACTGGATAAAAATAATCCGCAGGAACGCCCGCAGGATAAGTGCCATTCCATGTGTCAATAATTGTCTCATTGTAAACATGGTCTAAGTCATCCAGATTTAATTCGGTTAACATCTTTTCGCCAAATACATCTTTAAGTTTGCTCAACTCAGCAAAAGCATAAAAAGAAATTGTGTCGCTCGTTACTTCTGTAAGCCTGCAAAGGCCATTGAATAATACTTGGCTATTTTTTTGAATGCGAATTTTTCTTTGTGCGTATTTATCAAAAGCATTTTTTGCATTGATATTGAAAGCAAATCCGAATATTTTATCGTTTTGTTTTGTTCTGGGGATGACAATTGTTTTAGTCTTAGACCCCGAACGTCTATTTAAGTCCTTAATATCAATCAATTCATAAGTGGTCGGAATTAAAACGGCTTTGTCGCCCAACTCCAATTGATATAAATCGTCAATTATAATTTCTGTATATTCCATTTATCGTGTTTGGATGTTAATTGGAAAAGCATATTCAAATTGGAACTTCACAATGAAATCTTTTGACCATGTATCGTAAACAACAGATGAATTTTTGACATTCACTGGGACATAAGTCAAATCGTTCACAACGTAAACATCAATTGAGTCAATTAATTCACGTTTTAACCAGTCTGCCGTTTCTTTTGTGTCAACTCTGGTTGCTAAACTTAGCGACTCAACAGACGAATGCGAGCGATAGCCATTGATTCTATTTGGAGACTCAAAATTTGTCGCCATGCTAAATTCAATCGGATTCTCACGTCTCACGTTGATGGCCGTTTCTTGACCCGCAGTGAACATAAAACTATCATAGCCACCCAATTTGTTTAGCCAGTTGACTTGTTTTTCGTTGCAATAAGCGTTTTGGTCTCTAATATAAAAACGCTCCTCAGTAATTGACACTCCGCCCACTGCTCTAATTATTCGCACTCTCATTTTAACCGCCAATGGATTGACTCCAGTCCAATTAACTGGAATAGCGTTGTGATATAATGTTAAACTTGAATAGTATAGATTGTTTGTTGTTTCCGATAATAACGTTCCACTTGCATTATAATAAGAATATTGAGCAGATGCAACAAAATTGGTGTCATTGCAAAGGAAATAAAGCGCAGACAATTCATTCTCTGTTAATACCTTAGTCAATGGCGCTTCGGTTAAAAACTTCTTGCCAGTTACGCCAGAATCATTCAACAAATAGTCTGTCATGTCATTTGTTACGTTATATTGCAACGCTGCATTGGATGTATAATAGTTCGTTGGCATATCTTATAAGTCGCTTGGTGTTGTCTCTTCATACTCGGCCTCGTTTCCAACTGGATTGTCAAAGCCCTCAGCATAAGAAATATAATATCTAATATATGATTTTAAATTGTTCTGGATAATTGGCGGCGATACTAATGGAAACAAGTCTCCAGATATTACATCGGTAACCACGTTACACTCAGAATTATAATCTTTTAGGATGTCAGCCACATCAATAATGAAATAACAATAACCCGAAACAAATGTGGGCTTTAAAGTTAGTTTTGCAAGTTCCTCAAAACCATTGTCGCAATAGTTAAATCCAAATACTCGAATTACTGCGTTGTAATTTCTTAAATATTTATAAAACCAAAGTTGACCAACTCCAGAACCAACAAAAGGTGCATTAATTGTAATGCTACTTTCGTTTACTTCTGTAACAAGCCAAACGCCATTATATGCCTCAACGCCTGCATTCTGTGAAATTTTAATAAAATCGCCAACTAAAAGAGTATTGCCATCAAAATTTAATTGCAAATATCCATTGTTATTTACTTGACCAAATTCAACTTCAATTTCTGCTCCGATTGTATAGTCAGACGTAACGTCCGAATTAAATTCAAAACGCACTGGATTATAAACGGCCGTATTTAAACTCGGCTCAACTTCAATAGTTAAACTCATTATTAAAATAGTTTTGTATGTCCTCAAATACCGCTTTATTTATTGCGGCCTCAAAATTTGGAATTGTTTTGTCAACGTAAAAATTCCCCTTATATCCCTCTTTATGTATTTTCCTTGTAACCAAAAACGCTTGCTCTGCCTTTGTTAATTTCTTGCCCTTTGAGCCGTCTTTTTTATCTGGCGCATACCAATCTGGCAACTTGTTAACCCACTCATCTATCTTTGGCCTTACCAATGCAGGATAGTTCCCCTCCTTTGTAATTCCTCTGCCTTTATTTTGCCAGTACCAATAATCATTCGCCATAATAGCAACTTGACTTCTGGTGTTTTCTGTTGTCAAAACAACTTCATGCGAGTCAGCCAATGTCCCCGCTTTATTCAATGCAGTTACAAGCGCCTCATTCAGCTTGTTAAATTCAGCCAGTGTGTTCGTTAAATCTATCATGCAAATAAATCACAACATAAACTCGAATCAATTGGCAATGTTACCGATACCGCAACCGACCAACCATAATGCACATTGTCTTGTTTTTTATTAATCATTGTTGCTTGTCCAAATGTCATTGCGTCCCTCTCTAAGTCTTCATTTTCTATTTGCATTGACTGGATATATCCAACCATGATTTTGTTTAACTGGTCAAAATGATTATTGATTTTTGATTGTTTATCTGTAAGTGAGCCAGACGTTAGAAATTGCAAGTTAAATGAATACGTCTGCGAAACAATAATGTTATTGGTCGAGTTATTCGTTACGCTCAAAGGAAATAGCATCCAGATAAGCGGATATTTTATGTCCGATTGCGAATTCAACTCGTTAAACGTTCCATTGCCGAAAGCATAAGTCTGCTCGGCTTTAGTCTTGAATATTTCTATTAATTTGTTCACGTCTCAATTTTTCTAAGTTTTGCAAATAGGTTCTTTCAATCTTTTTGTAAGTTAAAAAAGTGTATGCCTCTGCAACACTTGTTTTGCTTACCGCCTCAATGTCTTTGTAAACGCCGTCTGCCAGTTGCACCAATGTGCCATATCCGCCAAACTGATTAAGACTTTGAACTCCCGCTTCCAATTGAATGTCCTCTAATTCGCTCTCAAACAAAGGTAAGAATTTATTGTGCATATCTGCAAACTGCTCATTCACTTTGTTTTGGTAAAAAAGTGCAACAGATGCGGGCAAGTTTAAATATTCTAAATATCGTTTGTTTGTTCTGGTGTCGTAGTTATATTCGCCAGTCTCTAACAAGCATAAAAACGGCAATGCTTTCCATTCGCAATCCTTAAATTCAGCAATCGTTGCTTTCCAGTCTTCAAATTGACCAATCGGACAAGCCATGATTTCGTATAAATCCAAACGCTCGCCAACCATAAGCACCTCGCCATTGACTAACATCTGAGCCAACTGAGTCAACTCCAATTTTCCATTTAAACTTATCTGGTTGTAAATCTCGGGACTGATTCCAGAAATAAGCATGACCGCTTCGTTGTATTTTTCGTCATGCAACAAGTTTTGCAAGTCAATAAAATGTCTCAATGTGATTTCATCCAACTGGGTTGGGAACTGATATTCTTTGTCAACGTTAATTAAAACCATGATATTTTTTTAGTATTTGATTTTGTGCCATTAAATATGCCGTATCTGGCAGCATCGCAAAAGTCATCATTGAATTTGACTGGCTCGTCAATTGCTTTGCCATTTTTATCTGTTTTCCATTTATAGGTTTTGAATTCTTTAACTCCATTTGGCGAGTCAACCAAAATAATTGGCTTTGATTTTAGTGTGTTTATTCCGTCTTTAACCGATTTGTCTGCACTAAAGACGTTAAATCCCGCCCTATAAAGTTCCTCGATTGTATCTGGTCTCGCAGCATCGGCAAATATTTCCTTTTGACCAATGTTTAATTTCTGCATTTTAGCTATTAAGTCAGCCGTTGTCAATCCGCTTTCATAAATGACCTCTTCTAAATAGAATTTGTTTTCGTCCCATCCACATTTGACCAGTGTCGTGGGATGGTTATATCCAAAGTCCAACCCATAAACAAACTCCACATCTGGGAATGAATTCCCAATCGTCCAGTTGCGGTAAATAAGACCCTCAATGCGTCCAGTGATTCCCCTTGCATAGACTTTCCATAATTCAATGTCGATGTCTTTGAGCGCCTCAATTTCGGCTCTATTCTCATTCGGGACAAAGGGGTTGTTTCTGTGGTCGGAGTAAATAAACTTTGCGGTCGGATTGTTCAAATAGTCTTCATGCACCCAGAATTCAGCGTCTGGATTAAAGTCAATAAATGCTTTTTTCTTTGTTCTCAGCAATAGTTGCTTTGCAATCTGTCTGTCAATACCATTCGCCTCATTTAAAAACAAATAGTCTCGCTTTCCAGACTTAGCATCCTGCGAATTGTCATAAGATTTAAACTCGATTGTTGAGCCATTGATAAATTTGTATATCCTATCTGATTTATTATAGTCTGAAATCTGGGCATCAATGATTGGATTGTCAGCAATGATATTTTGAAAGTCTCTGAGCGCTCCCGCTTTAAGATTCGGAATATCCTGACCAACGATTGTGATTAATGAGTTTGGGTCTGTTAATGCAAAATAGGCAATTGCCTGCAATATGGAATAAGTTTTCCCAGACCATGTTCCGCCCTGATTAACAATGATTTTTGTTTCGGCCGTTATATTTGCCTCAAATAACTCAGTTGTTTCAAACATCGTTTTCTGTTGTTCTTATAGGGAACTCAGTTTTGACAATTTTTATTTCCAAAGTGTTGTCAAGTCCCCCAGTTATTTGTTGCTCGACCTTTTCGACATATCCTCTGGCTTTGCCAATGGTTTTCAAATACAATTCAATTGCTCGCATCTTTACGTTGTCATTGTCTGACTTCATTAAACTAAATAGTCCGTCTTCTGCAACGTCAATGTTCTGCTCTTTGATGTCCATTAGTTCCTCTGGAAATTTTAATGCTCGGTCTCTAACCGCTTGTCTGGTGTAATCTATTTTAAATTGCTTTTCAATAGCTTTTGCAGTCCTCGAAAATAGTCCTGCGTTCTCTCTTAGTATTGTTAAAAACTCTTTGTCGCTTATTTTTATGTTCATGACAAGTATTGGTAAAATTAAACCTTATAATTTACTTATTTTCAGCCGTTTATGTCAAGTGATTTAATCTGAAACTTTATAAACTCGTTTCCTTTGGCAACTATTGTCTTCACTATCACTATTTTATAGACTTCTGCGTCATCAAAATTATACTTTTTTTGCAATATATCCAAAAATGGTTTCATGGGATTGTCTATGTCCGATGCTTTGTTGCTGAATCCGAATTCAAAGTCAATTTGATATGGCGGCTCTGGCAGTTGCATTGGCTTTAGTGTCAAAAGCATTTGTTTCTCAT